AGACTCCAAATGCAAAGATCGCCCAGTTCATCATGAGTCAGTATGGTGGCCCGGACTGCAATACCCTATAATAGTGCCACAAACCCAGTATTTATGCGTGTTCCGGGCTCTTTATAGGGGAAAAAGAAGAACTGGAATCATGATACGATAATGTCAAAGTACATCTTACCGGATTCTTTGTCATATACAATCTGGTCAACGATTGTACGTATCAGGGTTCCTTTTTCTTCATAACTTACATCCGGATTCTTTAATATATCATTCACAGATTTAATCTCATGAAGCACATCTTCCTTGCTTACTTCTTTTTCTTCCTGCTCTTTTCGGAGCTTTTCCAATTCAGATTCAAGCTGTAGCCGATTACTGATCAGCCGTTCTTTGTTGGCTTTATATTCTTCCAATGAATCAATCCCACTTTCGTATGCATCACGGATCCTGCTTTCTCTGGCAGAGAGTTTAGATAGTTCCTTTTGGAGCTGTTCAATGGCAGCAGTCTCATCTGCAGCAGGCTGGTCCTTACGGACGTATGTAAAATCAGTTCCGGAAAGAATCTGATCGAAATATGCGGTCACAGCTTCTTCGGCTTTCTTTACAGACAGTGCGACAGAAGTTTTGTGGAATCCTTTTGCATATTTCCAGCATTGAAAGTATGGACACTTGTTATTGCCTGTATAGGAGAGCGTAGCTCCACAGACAGAACATTTCAGTAGTCCGGATAACCAGTGCTTGCAGGTAGAAACATTCCGGGCTTTCATCGGCCGCCTGCGGGATGCAATCAATTTCTGCCTCCGGTCAAAACGTTCTTTTGAAATCCGGACTTCATGCGCGCCATCGAACTCTACTCCGTTCCAGGACACGATTCCACAGTAGAAAGGATTCTGCAGAATCCGGTCAACGGTTCTTCGTTCGAAAGGATTTCCACGCTTGGTCTTATATCCCAGATCATTACATTTCCTTGCAATGGCGGTTTCATCCATGTTTTGATTATCGTACAGATCCATGATATAAGATACCATAGCATACTCGGCTTCATTGATTTGGAAAGGCTTTCCGTGTCCTACGGCCTCATAGCCGAGACAGGGAGAAGATTGGTATCCATTCCGGAGAGCTTTTTCTTTCATGCCCCTCAGAACTTCTCCGGAGAGCCGGATAGAGTAGTATTCGTCCATCCATTCAATGATGCGCTCAATCAGTGAACCGAAAGGACCATCCACAAGGGGCTCAGATACGCTTATTACTTCTACATGATCTTTCTTGAGCATACTCTTGTATACGATAGATTCCTCCTGATTACGGGCAAATCTGGAGTATTTCCAGACCAGTATCACATCAATCGGATGTGACGGCTGTTTGGCAATGCCGATCATACGTTGAAACTCAGGACGTTTTTGCACATGCCGGCCGGAAACACTCTCGGAAAAGATAAAATCATTGGAAATAATGATGCCGTTCTTTTTAGCATAATCCAGCAACAGGCGCTTCTGAGCATCAGGAGAAAGCTCCGCCTGATCATCTGTGGAGACTCGTATATATAAAGCTCCAATACGATCACTCATGATATCACCTCGGTTTTATAAAATATGTAAAATTGGGTACAAAAATAACAGCCACACAAATGTTCTGCTTGTGCGCTGCCTCCGAAGATGATACAATATCTTTGCAAAATGAGCATCTCTTCGGAGATCTGAGCCGGTTCAGTGTTGGTAGCACTGAATCGGTTTTTTAATTATCGTCTATGTATTCTTTTTTATAATAATTTTCGCATAGAGCATTTAAAACATCTCTATTCCATAGAAAAATTTGCGTCTTTTCGGCCAGTTCTTTAGCTGATTGCGTGAAATATCTGTTGGTTAGAACAACTCCAACATGGCAGTTATAGTAGGATTTTCCAGCAAAAACTTCTTGGACGGCTTTGTTTCCAACATCTGAAGAATAACGCTTACATTGTATAGCATATTTCACACTTTGCTTTTCGGCTAAAATATCAATACCCTGATCGTTGCTTCCAGGTGTTACATTAACATTATAAAATCCATTTGCTTCCAGAAGCTGCGCACAAAATCGTTCAAAATCATGACCTTCCATGTAGTCATATTTCCCATTATACATTTGAATTCTGTCATCAGTTGGATTAGAGAGTGTGCAAAAGCTTGAGTTTGAATCAGATACTGTATCTGGCTCCGAGAGAAGAGTTGTAAGTTCCACAGTATCTAAAAACTTCTCAAATTGACTCATTGACATGAGTACTTTTCGTGGTTTGCTTCCCTCTTCTGGTCCGACTACCCCGGCATCACAGAGCTGGTCCATAATTTTTGTAGCTCTGTTAAATCCAATCTTAAACATTCGCTGCAGCATACCGACAGAAGCTTTTTCTTTTTCTATTATGAATTTTCCTGCGTCTACAAAATAAAAGTCAACTTCCAATTTAGTTTGAAGTTTTGGAGCAGATTCAATACCAAAATCATTTTGGCTTTGGATTTCAACGTCCTCATTTTCTTTTGCTGAGTATTCGTGTATTGGTTCGGATGAGATATAAGAATTACCTGGAGCTTGGGATTCCTTTATTCGTCGTTCCAAGAAATCAATACTTGCCTGTTTTTCTGCATTAATTTTCTTTAGCTCATCAGAAGGTAATGCACCAGAAAAATTTACATCTCCCTCAAGTTCTGATAAAGATTTCAGGACACTACTGAGTTCATCAAAGGATATAAAAAATTCTTCTCGATCTAGTGTCGTATTTAAAATATCTGCTAAGTGATAAGCTCTTTTTAACAATGAGTTTGCGTAATTCAGTTGAGAATTTGTTGGATGTTCCTCATGCAGATCAATTGGTTGCTTGGTGATTGGAGAAAATGAGGCTTTATGCTTTCCTTTATGTTTGAAAATTATGCACAATAAAATTATTAATAAAATGACTATTAATATAATACATATAGTTTTGCGATTTTCTTCAACTAATTGAGCAATAGCAAATAAGATTGCTAATATAAAAAATGTTCCACAACCACCTGTGCTTTTTGGTTTTGTCACTTTGGTTTCTCCTAGAATATGATTTAAGCTGAAGTAAATTAATCGACAGCAATCATTTTTATTACTGCGAATGGTTCAAAGTATATTATGTAATTGTCAACAGCAATGCATATACCATATTTTGATTTATAACATAAGAGAGCTTCTTTTAGATACTCTTCTGTAGCGTCTAAATATTCAGCCATTTCAAAAATACTTCTACAACCTGCTTCATAAGCTCTAATCAGACCAGTTAATCCAATTTTAAGGTTGTAACCATAGAATCGTGCACGATATTCCTGCTTACGATTCATGATGTCGGTCTGATCCAGAATGTCACCTGAGCTGGTACAGTGATGGCCGATTTCTTCTGCCAGTACACAGGATTTTTCTACCTGAGTTTCTATATTTCTTCGGATCGCTATCCGTCTACCGCTGAGCAAACCGTCATGTTGGACAAGAGGTTTTTCCTTTACCAACAAACCTTTCTGATCAGCGGTAGTTAATAATTGTTCATATGTCAATGAGCATCGCTCCTTTAAAAATCAAATTGCAGATTTTAAGGATGGATAGACATAGCTGTGTTCATACATGTATTCTGGGGCACAGTCAATGTCCTCATCCATCCATGTAACAACACCATCTACTATTTTACAGTCCTTAAAAACTTTTTCGTCAGACAGTGGAGTGAATGCAGGCCCCTTTAAAATGGTTGCATCAAACAAGCGCTGCTCTCCGTTGGAAAAAGTAAGAAGCATCATCATATCATCCAAAGGTTTTGCAGAAAGTATCTGGATGTTTTCAGGCTTTTCACTAGCATATACAATTCCATTCAATGTGAACATAAAATTCCCTCCTTACTGTAACGGTTTGATCTTGTCAAAGTGTTCACCGCGAACTGTTTTGTTCCATGCTGCATAGGCTTCGTCTTCATGCAGAGCCAACCAGCCTATTAACATTTTAAATTGTTTCTGAGGAAGTGATCCGGCGAGTAGCTCACCATCAATTCCGACAGAAGCACGATATTCGCCATAAGTAACATGGACATGTGGCTTATTGTGCTGTACGGTATCGTTGAATAGCATTTTGATAACCATTCCTTCAAATCTACTTAATTCTGGCATAGAAGCATCTCCCTTCAAATTAATGCTTTACAGGTGTATTTATTCCTTCAAAATATGGATTTAAGCCCAAATAGCAATTAGGACAAAAACCACCGTCAGAAGATATCTCGTGGGGGAGTTTTGAATATTTTTTAGTTTTGCCGCTTATAGAAAATACTTTTAAATTGTATTTGCTACAAATAGGGCAATGGTTGTTAGTAGTAACCAATACCAAATCATTTTTTAGCTCTTTATTATGCTTTAAAGCTGTTTTGATATTAGACAAATTAGAAATACGTTTATCGAGAAATTCTGGGTGTCGAGAATATATTTTACGTAATTCTTCTTGAGCTAAAGTAGAATCCCCTGTATATTCGATGTACTTTATTAAGCGCAGATACTCTTTGGATGTTAATAATGGCCGTTGCTCATAATCAGATAATGCGTTTGATTTTCGCAAGCATGCAATAGCACAATCCATTCGTCCTGCTTTTTTATGTTCAGTAGCTTTTCGCTGTAATAGATAATAAATACAATCTTGGGTGTCTTTTCCGGTATGATAATCTTTAGCAGGAACAGGTATCGCATTTATACCATCAAGAGTATCCATATCGTAGCGTTTGGATTTAAAAATATTGAATAATCCCATAAAAGCCTCCTAATCCCATTGAGAATCATCATTCATAATATCGAGATCATGCTGAACGCCTTCCGATGTTTGTTCAACATCTGTACGGGTATGAGCAGCAAGAACGTCTTCTTCCATCTGTTGAGTGGAGAGGAGATTCTGGGAGTATGTGAGTACTCTATCCTGATTATGCTTATTCAATTTCCTATAAGAAAGAATAAGATCTGATTCTTCTTTAGTGTCACAATGGACATTGTATAATTTAATAGTAGTAGCAGGCGCAGAGGATTCATTCCATCCCATTAAATATGCAGGAGAGACATTTAGTGCATCTGCTAATTTGGCGATTTTATCACGACGCATATTTGCAATCATTCCATTTTCCCATTTTCTGACAGTGCTTTTTCCTACACCTACTTTATTTCCTAACTCTTCAAGAGTCATATTGTTTTCTGAACGTAAATTTTTTATGCGAGTCCCCATACTTTCCAAGTTATTTCACCTCCGTTATGGAAATAATATCACAAATGTGTCTTTTACGCAACATATAAATATAAAATAAATGAAAAAGTGTCATAAAATACACAAATAGTATTGACAGAGGTGAAATGAATGTGATATTTTATAAGTGTCCTAAACGACACAAAGAAAGGAGGAAGTGTTAAATGGATAAATATAAATTAGAATATGAAATGAAAAAGAGAAAAATAAGTCAAGAAGAGCTTTGTAAAAAGATACATATTAGCAGATCAGCATTTTATAGAAAATGCAATGGCTTATCAGAATTTACTCAGAGTGAAATTCAGGCTATCATAGATTTCTTGGAACTTGAATCTCCGATGGGAATTTTTTTTACAGAGAAAGTGTCTTAAAAGACACACGAAATGGCATTTAGACCAGAAGGAGGCGAGTTAAGGTGTGGATTTCCAGAAAGAAATTCCAGAACATAGAAAAAAGAATTGCTGACCTCGAAAAGAAAGTTCGAAGTCAGCAAAAAGAAATTACTTCTTTAAATTATCCGTATGAAGACGTAAAGCAAGCTTTTGTAGGACTTTCTCGTCAGAAGTGATTGGTAAAACATCAGTAGAATCGAGTAAATCCAAAATGATTTGAGTAGCTAAATCAGTGGAAAGCGTTACCGCATTTAAAAGCATCTTGACATACACTTGGTCTTTACTCATTTCTGACGTGAGGTTGTTCATTAAGATGTCTTCAAATTGTGGCATTGAATCTTGAACAATACCTTGGACATATAAACTTACGAGTTGCTTAGCTTTATCGGTCATAGCATAAATCTCCTTTCATAATACTCGGGTATGGCAGTACCCTGTAACACAAGAATAGGAGTGAAGTAGTAGAAAGTCAATATTTTTATCAGACCAGAAGGAGGCGAGTTGAAAGTGACATTAAACGAGTTATTAAAGGTAGTTGATGACAACACAAGAATCCAGATACGGCTCAAAATGTTTGGTTCTACTTTTAGCACCAACAGATACAAAAACTATCTGCTGAACGATGAAAAGGAGGCAAAACTTCTTGCATTAGAAGTCGAAACTGTATGGACTACCGAAGATGAAGACATTAGTACATTGGTAGTCAGTCTGAAATAAAGTGAGGTGAAAAGACATGGATTTCTTCAAAAAAATGCTGGTTCCAAAATCGAAGTTCGGAATCAGCATTCGCAGAAACATCTAAAAGAAATGTATTTACCTGATCCTATAAGACGAATTCCCACAGAAGGATATGTGACAATTAAATCCGTTTTATCTGATCACACGGCAGTGTTATTTGCTGTACCTTCCCACGAGTGGAATGAACTTGTAGAGTCAAAGGAGTGGAGGGATTTTCAAGCTCTTCTGGAGAAAACTCAAGAAGCATTTTACCAGCAGAAGCCCCCAACTGCTGAATAGCAATGGGAAATTCAAGATTATAGAGAAACTTACGATCAACAACTTCCTTTCCATGCAAATGAGAATATTCTTCTACACACAAAGGGTATTTTTCTACCGTTAATTCATGATTGTTTAGAAAAACATGCACATCAGTTATTGCAATAGGAAGTTGAGAACGGTTCTCAAAGGTAATATCTAGTAGCATTTGCTTTTGGGCTTTTTTATAAGCAACATTGCTGACTTGGATTTTTAGGTTTTTTCGTTTGGTATAGAGGGCAATAAGAGTACCAAATGAGCCGATGATAGAAAGTAAAAGCGTGATGTTCGCTTTTGTGAAGAATTGACTTATTAAAGAAATGGAAGATTCATTCATAGTGTTCTCCTTAGTCTAAATATTCAGGCATGGCAGCGCCTGTGATTACAGGATAGGAAACAATGAGAAGAAAGTCAATGCTTTGAAGAAACTCGACAAATTTCGACACAGGAACCACAGGCAAGTACATTTCATACCATATCACAGGGAGGTGAGACAGTGGGGAAGATAGAGTTTATTACTAGAATACAGGTTAATGGTGTAAAAGAGGAAGTTTCAGGTGCAAAAGCATCTGAGATTATCCGAGAGCGTGTGGAAAACGCATTGCAGGCAATGAACTATGAGAAGAGAGCTGCCGGATAAGGGCGGCGGGGAGGGACAAGCATGAGAAAGATATGGATCCTACACAATAGAGGGAGGTGAGAATGATGGCGAGAGAACTTAACATTTCCCTGATCATAGGGATTATTGTGGCGATTCTTCCGATATGGCAATGGGATTCCGAAATAGAGCTTCTGATCAGTGTTTTTGTGATCGCGGGAATTGCATTTGGAATAATCCTGTGGACGGAGGATAAGAAGACAAAGAAAAAGAACCCCACAGCGGCAACTGTAAAGGTTCGGTAATTAAATGGTGCTGTATGAAATAACAACTATAGTTAGTATATCATACAGCGCCTGAAAGTCAAGATGCAGGCAGGGACCACCTGCTATATTTTTGACCTTTTTTGAGAGCTACAGAGGTATCAAGTACCTCTTGGGAGCTCGATTAAACGTATTAGAGTTACGACGAGGTGCTTATGAGATACAAGGTACTATGCGGATACATAAGGCAGAGATGGGACTGTGGTGACACAGTAGAGATTGAAGAAAAACACACTGGGAAGTATGGAGCCAGAGGACAGATCAGAGAAAAGAAAAGGAAGGCTACTCCGGAAGAGATAAAAAAACATAATCAGTGGAAACGGGAAAGGAATGTCAGGAGGCTGATCAAGTGGAATTTCCGTGAGAGGGACTACTGGATCACTCTTACATATCCGAAAGATTACAGACCGACGTGGGAAGAAATGAAGGACCATGCCGGAAAACTGGTCAGAAAGATGCGAGAAAAATATAAAAAACAGGGATGGACCTTAAAGTACATATACCGTCTTGCAATCGGATCCAGAGGCGGCCGACACATCCACATCCTGATTAATCGTGAATCCAATGAAAAAACGGCTACAGATCTGATAATCACAGATCTCTGGGAACAACAGTGGGGACACGGACATGTTAATTTCCGCACTACTTACAGCGAGGGTGGATATAAGCAGCTTGCAGAATACCTCACGAAGCCCCTGGAAGAATGGGAACCAGACGAGGTTAAACGATATCATCCATCCAGAAACCTTATCCGCAAGGATCCTGAAGTTGACGAGATTAAAAGAAGAAGTTTGGTTGACCGTGATGGAAAACCAAGGATGCCAAAAGCACCGAAAGGATACTACGTGGATCCGGAAAGCATCGAAGTCGGCATAAATCCGATAACTCATTATGCTTACCGCCATTACACGCTGATCAAGATTAAGAAGAGGGAATAAAACATGTGGAAAGTAGACATCTACCTGGAAACTGACAGCACATTCCAGGGAAAACGAGAAAGAAAATGTGGATACGTCCTCTCTACTATGGCCGGAAACGAGGAAAAGACAAAGGAAAACTTCGGAATCTCGAAGGGAACATACCACCAGTCTGTCCTTATAGCACTTATCGAGGCTCTTTCCAGGATGAATGTTTCCTCAGAAATCTGTGTACATACACAGGATAGCTACGTAGCGAGCAGACTTCTGAAACTGGAAGAGATGGCAGGAGAAGGCTGGCGAGATTCAAAAGGTGAACTGATCAAGAATGCTGCCGAATGGGAGCAGGTCTATCGTCTGATCCATGCTTTTCCGGAAGCACACAAAATGACCGCGAGATCTGAGAAACACAGTTATTCCACGTGGTTACAGGAGATGATGAAGAAGAATGAATGTGGAAGAATTATGGGGCAAGGCCTGGAGTCTGCGACCAGAGCAGAATCCAATGACAATGGAGTTTCTAGGGATGATTGTCCGTAATGGAGTGAGATACAGATATTACAGAGATGAAGGAGGCGAAATACTGTATGACAGCGAACCGGAAGAAGGAAAGCCGGAATGGATGCTCCGCGCTGACAGAGCATCAAGAAAGAGACATGGAATATATTCTTAAAAAATAAAGAAAAAAGGGGAAATACGTATGAGAACAATAGCAATCATTAACTTAAAAGGCGGAGTAGCCAAGACCACATCCAGTATCAACATTGCCTATATCCTTACCGCACGCGGATATCGTGTATTGCTGGTGGATAACGACAAACAGGGAGATTGTTCACGTGGATTAAACCGTCGAACCTCGGATGGAGATGGAATCGACCGGATCATGACAGATCGTCATCCGGACATGGAGCATCTGATCCATAAAACAGACTATGAGGGCCTAGACATCATTACCGCTAATCTTGGCCTTTTAACTGCCAATATGGAAGTGACCATGGATCGTGTACGCCCACAGCAGAACCGACTGAAAAAAGCATTGCAGCAGGTAGCTGATCAGTACGATTTTTGCGTCGTAGATAATGCTCCGGATATCAATATCTCTGTGATAAATGCACTGACAGCCGCGAATGACGTCCTCATTCCTGTAGAAGTAGACGATAACACCCTGGAAGGCATGAACGAGCTCCTGGACCAGATCCAGGAAGTGAAGGAAGAACTGAATCCGGACCTGCAGAACGTCCGCTGCTTTGTGAGCAAGTACCAGAAAGGGAACCAGGCACACATTCAGGGAGCAGAGATCATCAGAGAGCAGTATCCGGCTATGGATACAACAATCCGCTTTTCTGGTGTAGTGGCAAGGAGCACATTCATGCGTATGCCGGTGGCTCTTCACAGTTCCCGATCAGCGGCAGCAGAAGACTATGAAGCACTGGTTACGGAGTACTTGAATATGATCGGAGGTGTACAGGATGGCGAAATTTGATCTCAAAGGAATGCTCTCTGAGCGTTCTGCACAGGAAATAGACCTTCCGGAACAGAAGACGGTCTATCGCAATCCGGAAGACTTGATCCCTTCTAAGGATAATTTTTATTCAACGGAAGACACAGAGAAACTAAAACAGTCGATCAGAGCACTGGGAATCCTTCAGCCACTCCTGATTGAAGAAAGAGACGGAAAAGATTACCTCCTGGCTGGACACCGGAGAAGAAAGTGCTGCCTGGAGCTGATTAAGGAAGGTCTTGAACGATTTAAAAGAATCCCTTGCGTATATAAACCAAAGATTGAATTGAGCGCAGAAACCGAGACAGATGAGATTGTCCGGAAGATGGTGATCATCCAGTCCAACACCTACCGCGAGAAAACTGACTGGGAGAAGATGACGGAATCCCTACAGATGGAAGAACTGGTCAAGGAACTTCGCGAAAAGACAGATCTTGAAGGAAAGACCAGAGAGATTGTATCAGATCTCATTGGAGTATCATCCACTCAGATTGGAAGGTACCACAGTATCAGTTCTAACCTTTCTGGAGAACTTATGGACGCATTTAAAAAGAACAAACTGAATGTATCCACGGCAGCAGAACTTGCCGGTCTGAATGAGAAATATCAGAACGAAGCTTGCAAACTTCTGTTAGAAGTCGGACAGGTCACGTTGAATGCGGCAAAGCTCCTGAAAGCACAACAGGAACAGGAAAGAGATATTCCTGGACAGATGACTATAGATCAGGCACTGCATCCTCATAAGCCGGAAGAGATTAACACTCCTGTTCCGGTGGACATCCAGATTGACCGGTTCTACGAATCTCTCCGGAAGAACATAGAAACTTATGTGAAGAAATCAGATCTGAACATGACTACATACATGCTCAGCGCCTTGTACGGAACAGTACGCGTCCGAAACGGACAACTAAACTACCAAGGCACCAAGGGAGGAATCCTCTTCAATGCCGGCACTGACCAGGAAGAGTCAATAGGCTGGCCAGAATTTTCCAAGAAGCTGATCGAGAAATACGGAAAGAAACAGAAACCGGTCAAGATGGCAGCAGTGGACGAACCGGAAGAACTGACGATACAAGAAGTGATCACAATGTTCCATGATGAGTATCCGGAGGCTTTTGCAAAGATGATGCGGGCAATCAGACCGGCAAAAAATAATCAGGAATCAGCATTTATGGCGCAGAAAGTACTTGCTCCAAACGGATTCCGTGGATTTAGTGGGCCGGGAATGATGAGTTGCGAATTTCGAAGCTTGTCAGCAGGAGCGAAATTTGAATATAAAGGAAGAACGCTGAATACAAGCTATAGATACTTAGCCAGTCAGGCGAGACTTGTGTACGATCCTTTTTCTCCAGAATTTGATGACTCGGAAGAACACTGCCAACTGGCAGCAGAACCACAAGACGAAAAGCAGCAGAGCGATATTGTTGAATCCGACAAAATCGAAGAACATTTTATTGAAGCCAACAAAACGTCTGGACATTCCGGTGACTCCACCGATATGCTTCCGGAAACGTGGCCGGAATTCTTGAAAGACATCCCGGTGCCGACAGATACAGAATTGATATGCTACCTGTATGACCAGGAGAAAGACCTCAAAAAGATGGTAGAAATTGAAAAAGAAGAGGGGTTGCCACACATGATGATTATGCGACAACGGATGGTTGTAGCTGGACTAAGACTTCTTAAAAAAATGATTGAGAATATGGAGAGATGATTGATGAGAAGAACAGAAATGGACAATATTATCGAAAACATGGCGGAGTACATCTGTGATCATATATGCCAGAAACCGAAAGAAATCACAGATGCGGAAAAACTGGAAGACTACTGTGCAGAAGAATGCGATATAGGAAGCCATATCTGTAATATCCTGAATCAGTACAACAAGATCAACGATTTTGAGGATTCTGAACTGTACAAGATAATGACAAAACACCGGAACATTGTCTTCTGCAAAGAATGCCAGTATAGAACATACCACGATACCAGCGGATTTGACTTGTGCCGGATTAGCACAGGACTGAGCGGATTTTTGGGAGAAGGTGACGGCTGCAGCAGAGGACTAAAGGTGTCCGAATCGGACACATAAATAACGGGTGCTATCTAAAATCACATATATCACACACAGGAGAGAGGAACTGTATAATCCTCTCTCCGGAAAGGAGCGAAACATGGATCAGGAAGGATTGATGTTTCCGAAAACACAGAAGAAACGAAAGAAAAGAATGAAACATCCCAGGAGCATCCTGCATGAGAAAAATGGGACATGTTATCTCTGCATGATACTAAATGGAAACCATAAGAAACATCTGCTCTTGGATGAGCATCATATATTTGGAGGACCCAACCGGAAACATTCCGAAGAAACTGGGATGAAGGTATGGCTCTGCCTGGATCACCACACAATGGGACCGCTGGCAGTGCACAACTGCCCGGAAACAATGAGGCTGATGCACAGGATCGGGCAGCAGGAGTACGAGAAGACACACAGCCGGCAGCAGTTTATTGAGACATTCGGTAAGAGCTATTTATGAGGAGTAAAAACATGAATATAAAAATATGGCCAAGAAAGAAGAATGACAAGGGCGGATATGCCTGTATGCCATTAAAGAAAAACGTGCCGGAGGGGCACGATGGATGGAGACTAACAACATGTCCTGAATGTGGCACAGAATGCTGGGAGTCACCATTGCTTAAAAGCATTGCAAAATCAGGAGTAATTCCAATGTGCACGATGTGCGCACTTAAGAAAGGAACTAAGAGATGACGGAAGATAAAACATGTAAAACCTGCATCGATAATGATAATGGATTCTGCGATCGGAAGGGAATCTTAGTTGAAGACGATGATCATTGCAGTGATCATAAATCCGACTGGAGAGAATCCATGATGCGTAATTTCCTGAGAGGGCACTGATATGGGGAGAACAGATCTTAGACCAGATATCACAAAAGAAGTTTTGGAAGAATACATACGAAAAGGTTATTCGCAGAACCGCATAGCGATAACTCTTGGTACTACCCAGTCGACCATATTTAACAAACTCAAAAAATATGGTCTTCAGGTTCAAAAGACCAGGCCAAGTAACTATGACGAAAAAGCTCTGATCAAACAGCTTCAGAACGGATGGACTACGGAGCAGATAGCGAGATACTTCGGCGTTTGCACCGGCACTGTTGGGAGCTGGATCAGTAAGAACAAGCTTGGAAAGTACAGAAAAGCATCACCAAAGAAATTTGATACCAAACTTTGCAGTACCTGTATATATGGCACAGGAAAGAAGACGGACATGGACAGATGCAATTACCTATCCATCACCGGTCATTCCCGAAACAAGGGCCAGCCAGAAGAAATCTGTTCGAAATACGAAAAGGGAAAGAGAGGGAGAAAAAGTGGAAAGAGAAAAATTTGATACCTGTAAACACGTAAAAAGAGTTGGAAACTTTGCAGTATACACAAAATCTACCTGCAATCAGGCAACCATGATCCGTGGCCAACTGGTAGTCGGTAAAGCACGATGCCTGAAATGCGAACTGTGGGAACCAAAGAAGACAGGGAGGAAGAAAGAGGGCAAAAGGTTATGATATCCGAAGACTCCGAAATCAAAGGGCAGATGAACATTAATGACTTTATTTAAAAATTATGGAGGACTGCACGATAGCGTGCCAGTTGTTTGCATGGGGAAAGTGAGGATACAGAATGCAATTAAAAGAATTAACCAACAACCAGAAACGCAAAGAGTTCCTGGAGGACTATACCGGATGGAATCTATGGCTTTACGTGCCGCAAGTAAGCGAAAAGTATTATTTATATCCGCTTCCGGATAACACAATGATCGTTGCCAAAGAGACTGAGCACACAAAAGGCAATGACTGGTGGAAAGTGGAAGAACGTGGCGGTTATTACGTTACCACAGAGTATTATCTCCTGGAAGGTGATTGGGGGAGATTTGCGGATTGCAAGAAAAGCAAGACGCAGATTGTTGAGCATTTGAGAGAGGTGGCAAAATGTTAATCAGAAGTCAGAACAGAGAGCTTTTAATTAATTTCAATAACGCACCAGCAATCGGGATTATGGAGGTTAAGGGTGATGCAAAAATCACTTGTTCGGATACGAATGAAACGCTTGATATCGGCTCTTATTCCACCAAAGCAAAAGCCATGAAAGTACTGGATATGATTCAGGAAGCCTATTGTAAATTTATGCCGGTAAAAAACGATGATGCTTGGGACGGAAAAGAATCCGTGTTTTATATGCCAGAAGATAGCGAGGTGGAAGCATGAGTCATATCAAAGACAGATTATCAGATTATCATGATTTCATGAAGAAACTTGTAGATTACCACCAGATGATTTTGGCAAGCGATGCTCTGGAAATGATAGAGCAACTTAAGGATGACTTGGAACAGGACGAGAAAGAAAATGGGTGGATTCCAGTCAGTGAGAGACTGCCGGAAGAAGACGGAAGGTATCTGGCGACGTTTAAGTATGGAATAAAAGTTTGTATGGTAGGATATGGCTCTTGCAAGAGAACTGTACTAGGATATCCAATTGGACATGGCTGGTATAACTTGGAAGAAGCGCAATATTATGCGGAGGACAGTATTATTGCCTGGATGCACTTGCCGGAACCATATAAGGAGGACTAAATGGGAAGATGCAAATTAGAATGCCCGGACGGCGAAACAGAATGCTGTATTTGCTGTGATAAGCAAGGCGGTTGTGATAATCGGTGCGACATGATGGATGACTACGAATATACAGAAGATTGTGAAGATTATGTTAAGGAGGACTGAACATGATTGCATTATTATGCGGAATATTTATCGGACTTAATGTTGGTGCATAGGGAGTGATTATGCTCGCCATACTGTACGATAAGCACCACCCAGACGATTAGAAAGGAGAACGGTATGCTGACAAGGAATAAAAAGCTGAAAGACTACGGTATTCCGTCAGAGGACATTGAAAAACTGAATACGATGCTGAAAGACTTCCCGGCAGAGTACGGATACCTGCTTTCCAGTGCCGCCTTGTCAGCTTGCCCGAAGAACACGGTGATAGCGGATATGGTTATTGAGAATATCCTGCACCGGAAAAGTTACAGAAAAATCAGCAGAGAAAGATATATCCCGATGAATCCGAAGGATTTCTACGGATACAGGCGCAAGACCGTCGCTGTACTGTATGAAAGGATGAGGTTATTGGGAGTGTGGGAGGATAAATAAATGAGGTTAATTGATGCAGACTTATTAAAGAAAAACTGCAAGTGTACAGGCGAATTTGAAGATTATTTTAAATGCGTGTCATTGAGTGAACTTGCTAAAGTAATTGACAATCAGCCGACAGCTTTTGATGTGGACAAGGTTATTAGTGAATTGAAAAGAGATAAATTCGTTGAATCAGAATGTATCTTATCTGACGTACATCAAGGATATAACGCTGGGCTGAGCAGAGCAATCGAAATCGTGGAAGGCGGTGGAGTTGATGGCAATTAAACCTATTTTATTCAATACCGATATGGTTCGTGCGATCATGGACGGAAGAAAGAACTGTACTCGACGGATAGTAAAACCCCAACCAGATGAAAAGCATACATACCCGCTCGGTTTTGTTACCGACAGTACAGAGAAGAAAGAGGTAGGATGCTTTGAATTTGGCATTAATGAATACGGCGGTTCTATTCAATACGCAAAGCCGCAGTATCAGCCTGGAGATATCCTGTATGTCCGGGAAACATGGGGATATCCGATTTCCTTAAATTCAGATAAACAGTATGTTTTTAGAGCAGATAAGATAGCGGAAAGTGGATTTAAAAATGATAGCCATATATGGCACCCATCCATCCACATGCCGAAAAAAGCGGCGAGAATCTGGCTGAATGTTACGAATGTGAGAGTGGAACGGTTGCAGGATATCACGGAAACACAGACGGAAGAAGAGGGGTTTTTATTTACACCACCATGCTTACATCAGACGGGCGAAAATTATTGTGATATAGATGGCCCGTGTGGAAGCAAGATTAAATACTGCGATATGAGTGCAGGAGAACTGTTTGGAAAAGTGTTATGGGACAGCACTATTAAGAAATCAGATATTGACATCTACGGCTGGGATGCGAATCCGTGGGTCTGGGTGATCGAGTTTGAGCGGTGTGAAAAACCGAAGGAGGTGTGATATGAGAGAAATTCTTTTCAAGGCAAAGAGAGTTAAAGATGGAGAATGGATTGAGGGGTATCTTTTTGACAATGGATTTGACGGAGAAGAGAAAAAATATTTCATAGGTGGTTTGATTATTGAGAAATACAATGGAACTGCTTGTGATGAGTGAGTTATTACAGGAATTGATTTTTGCGAGATTAACCCAGAAACCATCTGCCAGTTCACAGGACTTTGCGACAAGAACGGGAAGAAAATTTGGGAAAATGATATATGTGATCGCAAAGAAAAATATCCAGAAGTTGTAAAAATGACAAATGGGGATTGGACATTGGATTACAGTTATGCAATCGGAAGAGATTATGGCAATAGTTATTGTAATTTGGGATTCTATGTCAATGAAAGAAAATGTGTTGAAGTGATTGGAAATATTTTCGACAATCCAGAATTATTACAGGAGGAATCAAATGAGTAAATCAGTATTAGTGATAGATACGCCAGAACGATGTATAGATTGCGAAATCGGACAGAATTATAGCAACATTATAGAAACCTGTGTTTCTTGCCCGATTGCAGGAAAGTCAGCGTTAGACGGAGAAGCAGAATCAATCCCTGATTGGTGTCCATTGAAGCTATTACCGGAGAAGGACACAAAAAACCATTTCCCGGACGAATTTGAAGATGGGTATGCTATTGGTTGGAACGCTTGCATTGACGAGATTACAGGAGATGACTGACATGACATACAAAAACAGTGAGGGTTATCCAGATCCAACATCAGGAAAGGCAATCAAGGCAGCAGGACATATGCCAACACATATTTACAACGCTTATACAGTTTTGAATAACACTGCCGGACTCTTGGGCTTAGAAATCACAGGTATCAGAGATAAGAAAACGAAGAAGGAATGGAAACGAGGAGGCTGACATCATGGATAAGAGAATTCTGGAAGAATACATAGATGCATGCGAGGTGATCAAGGAAGCAGAAGCAGAAATCCGTAAACTCGAATCGAAAAAAAGTATCACGGCAAATGAGACTGTATCTGGAAGTAATCCGGAATTCCCTTACAACCCACAGCACTTTAAAGTACAGGGAACGACATATTCTTATTCCGATGATGTCAGAATCAGACAGAAGAAAGAGATCCTGAGACAGAAGAAAGAGAAGGCGGAGCAACTGAAACTGCAGGTTGAAGTCTGGTTGATATCAATTCCATTTCGGATGCAACGGATTATTAAATATAAGATCTTCGAAGAAATGACCTGGCAGCAGGTAGCAGATCGGATGGGACGGAATACCACAGAAGCCAGCGCGAAGATGGAATTCAAAAGATTTTTTGAAAAAAATTAAAGTTTGTTACGAATGTTACGAATGTTACGATTTAATATGATAATATGTATCATGAACAAATTGGAAACATCCAAGACGTTCAGATCTCATACGATCTCCCCAAGGTATGATAAATTCCATGTCCTGGTCTCTGGTGGTGCTCAGATCAGGACATCCCGGAACATAGCTCAGTGGTAGAGCAACTGGCTTATATCCAGCGTGTCGGTGGTCCGATTCCATCTGTTCCGATCGCGTGACTTAAACGCGACTTACGCATATAACTCCAAAAGAGGCGGAGCCGGCAGCAGGCTCCGCCTTTAAAATATTCAGGTGTCCAACTCGGACACCTTTTATATTGCCAATTTTCATACAGCGTGCACAACACCAGCACTTACATACTTTAGGCATGGGAATCACTGTATGTAAGTGTTAGCAGGCTTTCGTCACGGTAGCAATCGGCTGTCGTGTATGGTGCTGGCAGGACTGTATTTCAGTAAATATCAAAACCGACAAACAAGAGGTGATGAACATGGCCAGAGCGCCGGACAAGAGAATAGAGCAGGCGAAGGAAATGTACCTGCAGGGGCAGAAGTTGGTTGAGATTGCAAGTCAACTAAATCTGCCAGAGGGCACTGTCCGGAGATGGAAGTGTACTCATAAGTGGGATAACGAACGTTCGGATAAGAAAAACGAACGTTCGCCTAAAAAGAAAAGAGGCGCTCAGCCAGGAAACAAGAATAGCCATGGTGGACCGCCCGGAAATAGAAAAGCTGAGAAGTATGGATTCTTCTCTAAGTATCTCCCTGAGGAAACCAGGGAGATTTTTTCTGCCATTGATCAGGCTGATCCACTGGATCTTCTGTGGCATCAGATACAGCTTGCCTATGCTGCAATCATCCGAGCACAGCGAATTACCTATGTAAAAGATCAGCAGGATAAGACCATTGAGAAGGTTGAAGAGAAAGATGGAAATGTCATTGGCGAGAAATGGGAAGTGCAGCAGGCCTGGGATAAGCAGAACAATTTCCTGAAGGCTCAGGCCAGAGCACAGGGTGAACTTCGAAATATGATTAAGCAGTACAATGAGATGCTTCACAAGAACTGGGATGCTGCTTCTGAAGAACAACGGGCACGTATTGCACAGTTGAAAGCTCAGACAGATAAACTTACCGGAAACAACCAGGAGATTGAAGATCTGGATGACATAGAGGGTGAGATCTATGGCAACAGTGAATAGATTTACCAAAAAGAAAACTATTTTATATCGTTTTTCTGAGAAACATAAAGAATATATCCGCAGATGCCGGGAATGTTCATACAACGTGGCAGAGGGAGCCGTTCGAGCAGGCAAGACAGTTGATAATGTTTTTGCTTTTGCTCATGAACTGAAGACAACCCCAGATAAGATCCACCTTGCAACAGGGTCTACGATGGCGAACGCAAAAATGAACATTGGTGATTGCAATGGAATGGGACTTGAATGGATATTCCGCGGACAGAGTCATTGGGGAAAGTACAAAGACAATGAAGCACTGTTCATTAAAGGACCAGCAACCCATAACAAACAAAAGATCGTAATCTTTGCCGGTGGAGCTAAAGAGGACAGCTACAAGAAAATCCGTGGTAACTCCTATGGCATGTGGATCGCAACTGAAATCAACCTTCACCACGACAACACAATCAAAGAAGCATTTAACCGACAGCTGGCTGCAAAGAGATTGAAAGTATTCTGGGACCTTAACCCAGATAATCCGAGGGCACCCATCTATTCCGAGTACATTGATCGTTATCAGCGGCAGCAGAAAGAAGGAAATTTTCCCGGCGGCTATAATTACATGCATTGTACCATCTACGATAATATCAATATCACTCCGGAACGTCTGAAAGAAGTCGAAAGCAGATATGATGTCAACTCGATCTGGTACATGCGTGATATTAAAGGAATGCGTGTTGTGGCAAATGGTTTGATCTTCAGGCGGTTTGCTGATGATATCAGCACCAAGAAGTTTACTTTTGCTTTGAAAGAGAAACCGAAGGATATCATGGAGATTAATCTTGGCATCGACTTTGGCGGTTCTGGTTCCGGGCATTCTTTTACTGCTACAGCAATTACAAGAGGATTTCAAATGGTTGTACCTTTAGCATCTGAGTGGATCAGCTGCAAGGATGAGAGTGGCAATCCTTTAGAGATAGATCCAGACATGCTGGGAAAGATGTTTTGTAATTTTGTACAGAAGATATTAAGTCGATATGGATATGTGACCGTGGTTTATGCAGACAGTGCAGAGCAGACACTGATTGCAGGAATCCGCAGCAGTCTTAGAAAGAATGGTCTTGGATGGATCAGAGTGGAGAATGCATTGAAGACGGAGATAAACGACCGTATAAATGCTACTTCAATCCTGATGGCTCAAGGCCGTTTCGCTTATATGGATGGTGAATGCGACAGCCTTGTAACAGCACTGTGTACTGCAGTATGGGATCCGAAAGAACTGACAAAGAATGTCAGGCTTGATGATGGAACCAGTGACATTGACTCATTAGATAGTTTTGAATATACATTTGAGCGGCTGATCAGCCAGCTTATCAGGTACGGGTGATTAATATGAATTATACAAATATGTATCAGGCATTGCGTAAGATCCTGGACAAGGATGAGCAGATTGATTATGCAATGAGCGGAGAAACGGCAGCACACATTGAGATGTGGTCTGCACTATACAAAGATAAGGCACCGTGGCTGGATTCTAACACACAAAGCGCAGGGATTGCGGCAGCAGTAGCAGGAGAGATAGCCAGGCTGACGGTTCTGGAAGTGAAGAGTGAAGTTTCCGGAAGTGCCAAGGCATCATATATTGATAAAATCTACCAGAGAGTGATTGAGAATCTGCGAATTCAGGCTGAGTACGCGGATGCGAAAGGCAGCCTGATCTTTAAGCCTTATGTGACAGCAAATGGTATTTCCATACAGTACATACAGGCAGATAATTTCTTCCCACTGGAATTTGATACAGAAACGATTACGAAATGTGCCTTTCTGGATCAGTTTCGTCGGGACAATGAAATATACAGCCGAATAGAGATCCATACTCTAAAAGATGGTCTTTTGAACATCCGCAACAGAGCTTTTGTTTCCAGAACAGAGGGACTGATCGGGACAGAGATACCGGTCAATTCAGTTTCAAAATGGTCTGAACTTGTACAGGAAATTACGTTTTCTGGTACAGAGAAGTTACCGTTTGGTTATTTCAGAGTGCCATTGGGAAATAATCAAGACTCCGGCAGTCCGTTGGGAACATCTACATTTTCAAGAGCTGTGAAACATATCCGGGAAGCAGACAAAAGATATTCTCAAATCAATTGGGAATATGAGAGCAAAGAATCAGCGGTCCATATTGCTCAGAGCCTATTAAAGAGGGACCAGAGTACAGGAGAACCGGTTTATCCTGCAGGCAAGAAAAGACTATACCGCGCATTTGAGTATAACACCGGAGTTACCGATAAGCCTTTTATGGATACCTTTTCACCGGATATCAGGGATGCATCATACTTCAATGGGTGGAATCACCTGATGAGGATGATTGAATTTGACTGCAACCTGGCATACGGAACTATCTCAGATCCGAATAATACAGACAAGACAGCAGAAGAAATCAAAGCCAGCAAGCAGCGATCATATTCTTTTGTACAGAGCTGCCAGACAGCACTGCAGCATGCTTTGGAGGATTTGGTAGATGCGATTGCATTCTGGTGCGATATCTATCATCTGTGTCCTTCTGGAGCCTACCAGACTTCCTTTGACTGGGATGATTCCATTGTAACGGATGTCGAATCAGAGCGACAGTCAGACAGGCAGGATGTTGCTATGGGGGCAATGCAGCTGTGGGAATATAGGATGAAATGGTATGGAGAAACAGAAAAGCAGGCAAAGGCAGCAGTACAGCAGGTAATAGATAATACGGTGATCGAATGACCCAGGGAGAAATAGAGAAACTCACACTAAAAATTGGAAATATCTTTTCCGAGCTGGAAGTACGGATCATGACAGATATTGTCCGAAGGATTAAAGAAAATGGTTTTTCAACAGCTTCGGCAGACTGGCAGATTAGCAGACTCCAGCAGCTAGGAATGGCAGAAAAAGATATTCGCGGATGGATCCAGAGCGCATTGCAGGCAACCGATGCGGAAATGGACAGGATATTTTCAGCTGAGGTATACGAACAGTATTGTGAGCAGGAGCATTTCTTTAAACTTGCAGGACTGCAGCAGATACCGCTTCAGGATAATGTGATACTTCAGGAACTGATAGAAGGAACGAAACGTCAGTTGTTGGGAGAGTATCAAAACCTTGCTGGTTCCATGGGGTTTGCTATTCACAATCCGGCGACTGGTAGAATTCAATCTTCGCCGCTGATGAATTATTACAGATCTACCATGGATCAGGCCGTCATCGATATCAAATCAGGAGCATTTGATTATAACACAGTTCTTAAGCGGATCGTGAATCAGATGACGGCATCGGGACTTCGATACATAGAGTATGATTCAGGACACCGGGACAGGATAGATGTGGCAGCCAGAAGAGCAATCCTTACCGGTTTTCGGCAGGTGCAGAGTCAGATCATGGAGCAGATAGCGGATCAGCTGGGAACAGATACCTTTGAAGTCAGTTATCATGTTGGTGCCAGACCAACGCATCAGCCCTGGCAGGGGAAAGTATGGACACGGCAGGAACTCGTTTCTGTATGTGGCCTTGGGGAAGTAACAGGACTGAAAGGAGCCAATTGCTATCATGATTATAAGCCGTTTCCTCCCGGATCCGTGAGAACATATACGGATGAGCAACTTCAGGAAATACTTGAAGCTGAGAATACTCCCAAAGAGTACAACGGAAAACAGTACACCACTTATGAAGCGCTTCAGCAGCAGAGAAAGATGGAACGTGCCATGCGAGCCCAAAGACAGAAGATAAAGCTTCTGGAAGAGGGAGAAGCTGACAAGCAGGATATAATTCTGGCAAAAGCCAAGTACCAGGGACAGATGCAGACTTACAAAGATTTCTCTAAAAAGATGCATCTTCCGGAACAGAAGGCCAGAATCATGCAGGATGGTCTAAAAGGAAAGTTCATGCCGACAAAGGCAGAACAGAAAATTCTTGAAGAATCTGTTATAAATGATAAAATAAAGACAGAATTATCAGAGGCAAAAATAAAGGGTATTCCTAAAATAAATCCAGATAAGATAGATGTTTCGAAATTTACATTTGATAACAGTCATATAAATGCAGTAAGAGAACATGGAGTTACCAGAGCTGAGGCAGAACAATTTATTAAAGAATCTGATATTTCACTTACACGATGGAACGGACGATTTATTAACTATTATGGCCCCAATGGTGCTACATATGTGGACACAGAGAATAATAACATTCGAACTGCTTTCAAGAAAGAACAGTTTGATGAGCCAACACTAAAAATCAGGGAGGTGGCAGAGAAATATGGCATCAAAGAAGATTAACTGTCCATTAATGGAAACAGAAATTGATGATGGGATATGTTTTGACATTCACATGAATGTTGAAGGACTAGCGCCAGATTGGACAATTCCGGATAAGGTGTTGAAGAAGCATGATTATAAGCAGACATGTTTAAAGTGTCCAAATCATAGAAAGGATTAATACCACCAGTTTAAAATGACTGGTGGTATTTTTGACCATTTATGTAAATTGTTCATACCCGAGATTATAGCACGTAGAGATACGTGTTATTTTTATACTCAAAATTGGTCAGATGATCAGACCTAAAATAGTCAGCTATCTGGTGGATGGTTACACACCTATAAATAACCTATGGGATAAGCAAGAAAGGACAAACAGATGAAAACAGAAGATTTACAGGCAAAAGGATTAAGTCAGGAACAGATTGATTTCGTTATGGCCGAATATGGAAAAGATCTCAATGCAGTCAAAGCGGAGAGGGATGGTTATAAGTCCCAGCTTGATACGGCACAGGCTTCTTTAAAAGCCATGGAAGGGATTGATGCTGCTGGATTGCAGACGAAAGTTTCCGATCTGACTAAGCAGCTCCAGGGCAAGGATGCAGAGATTGAGAAAATCAAAGCGGACTATGCTTTTGATACATCTGTGAAAGAAGCTATTCGAAAGGCTTCCGGAAGAAATGAGAAAGCAATCATGGCGCTTTTGGATATGGATACTTTAAAAGCATCCAGGAATCAGTCTCAGGACATTGAAGCAGCAATCACGGCCTTAAAGAAAGATAATGATTATCTGTTCCAGCAGGCAGCCACAGTTCCTCGCGTAGTTTCTTCAACTACAGGGATCTGCAATGAAGCACAGACTAAAAAAGAGCAGGCAAATGAAGCACTTAGAAGTCTGCTCGGAAAAGGAGAATAAAGAATGGCAGTAAATATTACAAACAGAGCGGATGCAGAAGCGATTATCCGCGAACAGGTTGTATCCAGTATCTTTCAGGATGCACCGAAAAATTCCGTATTTATGGGAATGGCAAGAAAACTTCCAAACATGACATCTAACCAGACCAGAATCCGCGTACTGGATTTCTTACCGACTGCTTACTGGGTAGATGGTGATGTTGGCATGAAACAGACTACCAGACAGGCATGGGATAACGTATATCTGAATGCCGGAGAACTGGCTGTTATCGTACCTATTCCGGATGCAGTGCTTTCTGATGCAGAGTTTGACATCTTTGGTGAGATCACTCCACGTGTCATGGAAGCAATCGGACAGAAAGTAGATGCAGCAGTTATCTTTGGAGATAACCGCCCAAGAGAATGGCAGGCAGATCTTGTTACCCTGGCAAGACAGGCAGGAAACAATGTTTCACCGACAACAGGAAAAGATTATTATGATCTGATTCTTGGCGAGAATGGTGTGTTTGCAAAAGTTGAAGAAGATGGATATGGAGTTTCTGGAGCTATTGCACCGATGAACTTTAAAGCAAAACTCCGCGGTCTTCGTGATACCACAGGACAGCCAATCTTCAAAAGCAATATGCAGGATGTTGCGAGATATACACTGGACGGTGCACCGATTACATTCCCGGAAAACGGTGGTTTCTATCCAGAAATTGCACAGCTTGTAGTTGGTGATTTCGGTCAGGCAGTATATTCCATTCGTCAGGACGTAACAGTGAAGATTCTGGATCAGGGAGTTATTCAGGACCCGGCTACAAAGGAAATCGTCTATAACCTGGCACAGCAGGATATGACAGCACTTCGTATTGTATTCCGTATGGGTTGGGCTCTTCCGAATCCAGCTACCAGAATGAATGAAGACCGTACAGGCTGCGCATTTGCATATCTTGAGCCAGGTACTCCGATTGCCACTCAGAAAGTTACATTTACTGTAACGGACGGTAAAGAATCAAGTCCGGCAGTTTATGAAGGTGCACGTATCAATGTGGATGGGGCAATTCTTGTAACCGGAGATGATGGAAAAGCGGAGTTTAACCTGCGAGCTGGTACATATACAGCAAAGATCACCAAGAAGGGATATATCTCGGTGACAGAAACCTTTACTGTGGCAAAGGCGGCAGTAACAAAGAACATTACTCTTACAAGCCGAGAATGACAAGGATGTGATGAAAAATGTATGCTTCGTACAATTATTACGAATCTGGCTATCTGATGGGCCGTGATTCAAAGCTGTCTGAGGATGAATTCCCATTCTGGGAAAAACAGGCTGAGCGTGTGTTGAATCAGTACACCTTCAGCCGTCTAGCTTCGAATTTGGGACTTATCACAGATGATGTGAAAGATTGCGCCTGTGAGCTTGTAGAGCTCCTGTATCAGGCAGATAAGAACACTCAGCAGGCAGCAGAACAGGGAGGTGTTTTGCAGTCCTATTCCAATGATGGGGAATCTGGAACCTTTGATCTGTCCCAGTCAATATTCACGGAAGAGGGAAAACAGAAGAAGGTCAAAGAGATCATTTACAGATATCTGGGGAACACCGGGCTCTTGTATCAGGGGGTGTGAGCATGAACCAGAATTACATTCATACCATCACCTTATACAATCGGATTCAGGCATCAGACAGCGAAGACAGGAAGGAGCACTGGAAGAGGATAGTGCTCCATAATTGTTTCTGGAAAGCACAGGTAAATACCGGTTTTAATGATACCCAGGCAAGTGTTCAGAACACTTATGCGGTGCGGATTCCAAAGGATGACAGATACTTACCTTACGCAGAATACAAAAACTCTCCGGAAGAGCATTTTACAGTTTCACAGGGAGATATTGTTATTTGTGGGGAATGCACGGAAGAAATCACGGGGGAATCTGGAAAGACTGCGGCACAGGTCCTGAACAGATACAAGCCATCAGCATTCAAAGTAACGGCATTCTCTGACAATACTAGTTTTCCGCTGGCGAAGCATTACAGATTGGGAGGCTGATACAATGAAAGTGAAATTCGAGTGGAATGATTCTCCTGATCGGATTGCCAAAAAGAAACTTGGTGGACAGCCGGGCATGCTTTTTCTGGCGGCAACTGCAGCACGTTTCATGGATCCTTATGTACCGGCAGATAATCTGGTGCTTGTGCAGAATATAGACATCACTGCTGATGAGGATGCGGGTTATATAACCTACAACAGTCCCTATGCTCATTATCAGTATATGGGAGAGATGTACGGTCCAAACATCCCTATCTTTGATGGAAAGGAATTGATGGGCTTCTGGTCTCCGCCACACAAGAACCCGACAGGCAGAAAATTGAAGTACAGCACATTTCGCCATCCGCTTGCAACAGATCATTGGGACAAAGCCATGATGACTGCAAGGAAAGAAGATCTTGCAGAAGCTTATGAAGAATATCTGAAATTAGGAGGAAATACGTGACAAGGCATGATGCGGTAAAAGAGTATTTTGAACCAAAGGTCAGTGAGCTTGCCGGAGATATGCTGAATTTCAACTTTTCTCCGGAATCGGAAGACAGCATCTCGCTGATCACGAATTATTCTGATAAAGTCAGGAAAAAGTACATTACCGGTGATGTGCAGAAAGAGTATGGCTTTACGATTGTGATCGTAAAATCCTATTCTTCTTTCCAGGATGATCTGAATCTGGAAGCTATGAATTTCGCACAGGCTTTTATGGATTGGTTGGAGCAGCAGAATGAAAAGAAAGTTTTCCCTGATTTTGGAGAAGCGTGCGAGATACAGAAGATGGAAAATCTTCAGAATATGCCAAACCTGTCTGGCGTTAATCAGAATGGGACAATGGCAAGATATATGATACAGTCAAGAATTATTTACAAAGAAAGGAAGAACAAGACATGAAGTTAGAAAGAGAAGCGTTAGCGCATTTCCTGGATACTTCCTGGGGAAAAGATGCGGCAAAAGATGCAGCTAAAGCGGTGTGGGAGATCATTGGCGAAGACATCGATGACATGTCCGTAGATTTGAACCCTGACATTGAGAAGAAAAAGAATATCCTTGGAAAAGCAAAAGTGAACGACAAAGGTTATGAACCGTCTATTAGTGCAGATCCGTTCTATGCAAATCCAGAGTATAAACTTTATCCGAAGATTCGCGATCTTGCTTTAGGACGCAAAAAAGGAGATGCATGCAAGAGCCTTATGCTCGAGGTTATCGTGGAGGATACCACAGCGGCTAAGCATTTAGCTTATGCACAGGAAGTTCTCGTAAAACCGCAGTCTTATGGCGGTGGTACAGAGGGAGTTAACTTCCCGTTCAACATTGAGGAAGACGGAGCCAGAGTAAAAGGTTATGTGACAGGAGAATCTGTAAAAACTGGAAACCCAGTATTTACCGCAGGAGAAATTGAAGCTGCGTAAGTAATACTGATTTATGGGAGTGCCATTAACACTATGGCGCTCCCTGATTTTTTATTTCAGGAGGAAATTATGGAACAGACATCCAATCAGAAAGCAAACACAATCGTCATTGATGATGGTAGTAAAGAATATAACATTCAGAATCAGCATGGAGAGACACTGGCAGTCTTCCGTTTCCGCCCATCGGACACCAATATCATTTCCAGATTTGAAGAGGTACAGAAATTTTTTGAGAATTTTAGTACAGAGGAAAATGAATCTGTAAAAGAATGTGAACAGAGAGTGATTGAACGGATTGATTATCTGGTAGGGGCAGATACTGGCTCTACATTCTTCTCTGTGTTAGGACCGTTCTCCCCGATGAACAATGGAAAATTGTTCGTGGAGGTATGTATGGATGCCTTGCGTGATGTGATCGACAAAGAGTTTGATGTCCGGATCAAAAAGAGTCAGAGCCGGGTAAACAAATATACGCAGAAATACCAGAAACACAGACCAAATTATACAAAGAAGCGCCGTCATGGATGATATGTGGAATCTGCCCCATTCTATAGAATTGGGCGGTGAACAATATGAAATTCGAACGGACTACAGAGCTATTTTGGATATCCTGCGGGCTATGGCAGATCCTGAACTCGATGAAAATGACAGAACGGAAGTGCTTTTTAAAATTTTCTTCTGGAATCCAGAGAAGATCCCGGATGAGTATCTGCAAGAAGCTATTGACAAGGCATTTGAGTTTATTGACTGCGGAATCAAAGGTGATGAGAAGAGTAAAGTCCGATTGATGGACTGGGATAAGGATTCCCCTCTGATTGCTTCCGCAATCAATAAAAACACCGGAAGAGACATACGATCTGTGAAGTATATGCACTGGTGGACCTTTATGGGCGCATATATGGAGATATCAGAAGGCCTTTTTCATGAGATCCTTCAGATCCGGCAGAAAAAAATGAACGGTAAAAAGCTGGAAAAATGGGAACTGGAATTTTACCGGAAGAATAAAAAACTGATAGACATTCAGCAGCAAAAGACAAAGCGGTCAGCTGAGGAAGAAGCTGCTCTTAAGGAATTATTTGGTGGATTGAAGAGGTGAGATTATGGCAGATGGAACAATTACTCTTAAGGCTGAGTCAGATGATAAAGGTGTAAAAGTGGGCATGCGTGATATAGAAGCCTCTGTAAAACGAATGTCCACATCCGTAGAAGGCCTTGGAGAAAAAGCTAAGATTGCCATACAAAAGCAGTTGGATTCTCTTTCAAAACTGAATAATCAGTATGTACAGCAGGAACAGAAGGTAAATGATCTAAAGCAGAGAATGAAAGAGCTCTCTGATCAGAAGATAGAGACAGATAAATACAAGCGGCTTAGTGATGAGATTAAGAAACTGGAAGATGAGTTTGAAAAGGTTGAAACAAAACAGCGTGAATGGCTGGATATGGGCTTTTCAATAAACTCTGCGCCGCTTAAGGAACTTGACAAACAGATGGACGACATCTGGGCGGATATTGATAAAATCCAGCAGAAACAGGCTGAAATGAGAAATTCTGGTACTGCTTATGTGGACCCGCGTAGTTTATCAGAGTACCAGAACACCGCTTCCAGACTTACAGTGGAAGAAATGCGACTGGATGATATGAATAACCGGTTAAACACTTCCTTTGCCTCTACAGAAATGCGTCTGAAAGAATGCAGTGAAGAAGCTGTTAAGTCATCATCTAAGTTTAACGGACTTGCAAGCGCGGCAAAGCGTTTTTCTGGTAGGTTAATACAATCTGGAATTACCGGCATGAAACGAAAGGTTCACGAACTCTGGCAGGCTCTTGATAAGCTAATGGCGAAATTTATGCAGCTGGCATCTGGAGCAATCACTGGTGGTCTGCAGAAGATTTCAAACGGTATCTTTGCTATTCATAAGTCAGCAAATAAGAGTACACTATCACTGAAAAATCTGCTGAAATATGCATTCGGAATACGTTCACTGTTTGTACTCTTCAACAAGATGCAAAGTGCTGTTGTAGATGGTATTCAGAATCTCGCCAAGTATGATCTGGCAACCAAGACAGGAGACGTAAATAACTGCCTGTCTGCACTGATGTCATCTCTGACGCAGCTGAAAAACAGTTTTGCGACTGCATTTGCGCCAATTATTACAGTGGTGACACCTCTGCTGGTGAATTTCATTAACATGATATCCCAAGCGGTAACACGCGTGGGAATGCTGATTGCAGCACTTACTGGGCAGAATACTTTTACCAAGGCGGTTGCGGTTCAGGAGAATTACGCGGCCAGTCTGGATAAGACAGCGAATAAAGCAAAAAAGGCTGCAAAAGAATTAAAAGGATACCTTAGTCCAATTGATGAAATCAACCGATATGATGATGGGAAGACGAACAGCAATACTGGTTCAAATGGAAAATATACAGGTCCGTCTCCTAAAGATATGTTTGAGGAAGTTCCTATTGAAAGTTCCTTGAAAGGGATTGCAGATAAGATCAGAGAACTGATCAAAAACGAAGATTGGGAAGGCCTTGGAGCTTACATAGCCAGTGGAATCAACAAAGGACTTCAAAAAATCTATGATGTCATCAACTGGAATAACGTAGGACCAAAGGTAACGAAGTTCTGTGATGCATTTACCAGGACATTTAATAGTCTGGTAGATAACATCGACTGGGACCTGATGGGGCGTACAGTTGGTGCCGGCATCAATACTCTGGTAAACACCCTGAATCTTTTGATTGCAGGAATTGACTGGAAGAACCTTGGAAAAAAATTTGCAACCGGTATCACTGGTCTTGTTAGGGAAGTCAACTGGAATAATCTTGGACAACTTATGGGAAACAAGTTCATGATTGCCTGGAAAATCTTTAATGGAATGGTTCACAATCTTCCGTACAGCGAGATTGGAAAGGCTGTTGCAGAATGTCTGAATGGCGCAATGTCCCAAATTTCTCTTTCAGAGGTTGCAGATACGCTGGCAACCGGATTGAATGGTGCATTTACATCATTATATAGTTTCTCGGAGAGCTTTGACTGGTCCGAACTGGTAGATAACATCGCAAACGGTATCAATACTTTTGTATCAGAATTCAAGTGGGAAGAAAATGGACAGAAGCTGGAAGTATTTCTGGATGATCTGTGTAAAGCACTACTGAATATAGCAGAAAAGACAAACTGGGAATCTTTTGGTGCCGGCATTGGTACTTTTATTTCCCAGGTTGACTGGGTTGGACATCTGAAACAGGTGATAAGTGCAATAGTTAAGGCATTAGGCGGTCTGTTTGATGGAATGGAAGCAGGTGGAACAGCCGGTAAGGTAGTATCTTTTCTGAGCAAAGTATTTTTAGCAGTGAAGATTGCAGATATTACGGGATTGGATAGCCTCATAAAGCTGCTGGTTGGATTTCTAGGAAAGAAATTAATAGGTTCTGAAACTGTAGCTGAATTATCGGGTAGTCTGACCACCTTATTAGGAAATTCCGTGAAAGGTGCGGCTGGTGGCTTTTCTTCACTGGCGTCATCTATAGCTCCGCTGGTAGGAACAGCAGGACTGATTGTAGGTGTGGGCGTAGCAGCAGCTACAGCTACTTCTGAACTGGCAAAAATGGTAGAGATCATGCAGGGCGGCAATGGTATTGGCGGCACATTTGGAAATACCATGGATGACTTCATCCAGACATTACAGCGGCGCGGCGATATCATATCTGGCTCTGCAACGGAAATCTGGGATCTGAAAGAATCTCTCGAAAAAGAGGGCATGACTGCCGAAGAAAAATCCAGTGCAACACAAAAACTCATTGATAAACTGGGCGAGATGGGCGTTACATCTGAGCAAGCAACACAGGCATTTGAGACATTAAGGCAGAAGGGACTTATTACAGATGATATGTTCGATATTCTATCAGAATCTATTAAGACACTTGGCAATGATACAACCAACATGGCAGGGCAGATCAACCTTGGAAGCCAGAGTGCACAAAAATCTTATGATGATCTGAAACTTGCTATCGGAAACCTGACAAATCAGATGCATCTTGGAACTGATGAACAGGGACAGTTATTGAATGCTCTGGACAGAACCGTGGATTCCGGTGGCACTGCACAGGACGCATATAACAATGTCATGGCAGCAGTTAAGAATATGGGGGGGAATACCGAGACTGCAGCAAAGATTTTCTCGGAAGTTTTTCCGAATGCGGTGCAGGTCACAAAGAGCAGCGTAGATAAAAATATCATTGGAGCACAGCAGACTGTAACGACTTCTACCGGAAAGATGAAGGCAGATGCAGAAACGAATCTGGCGGGACTTCAGAAAGCGGCGGAGAATGCATCTGGTGGTGTAAACACAGCAACAGTGAAGAATTGGGGTAATTCGGCATCAGAGGTGGATAAAAACCTTGATCAGATGAAGCAGCATGCAAACCTGAAACTTGGAGAAATGCAGAAGACGGTAGATTCTCATTTTAGCAGCCAGTACAATACCATGACTACAAAATGGCAGAAAGCAAATGAGCGTATTAACCAGATCATAGCAGATATGGCTGCTATGATTAACAATAAGATGGAAAATCTGGTGTCATCCATGGAACGTGCGGGAAGTAGAATGGGGAACGGCTTATCGCGCGGTGTATCTGAGGGAACCAGCGGAGTCAAACGTGCTTTGAATAATGCCGTTAGTAAAGTGAACAGTACGATCGGAAACATTAATAGCGCTTTATCTGGAATTGAACATGGTTTTACATTTTCGTATGATGTACAACTTCCCACTGGTGGCCGCAGATGGGGTAATTACAGTTTGAATCTACCAAGAGTAAATACAGTTCCATATTTGGCAACAGGAGCTGTAATTCCACCAAGAAGTGAGTTCCTGGCAGTTCTGGGAGATCAGAAGAACGGTCGGAACTTGGAAGCTCCGGAAAGCCTGATAAGACAGATATTCCGGGAAGAAACTGGCAGCAACCAAGGAAGCAATACATACAATGTTTCTGTGTCCGCTTCTGGAAGAAAATTCTTGGATATCGTTCTGGAAGAAGGGGAACTGAGAAGAAATCGAAATGGCGGAAAAAATCCGTTTAAGCTTGATGATTAGGAGGCGTTTGGATGGCAGAAGAATGTTTTAAAATTGACGGAGTCGCAATTGCGGCTCCTGAAACCTATAAACCGGTGTTTTCTACGACAAGCACCAAAAGTACGAAACGTGATCAGACACTGACTATGCATAATTCCGTTATGGGTACTATTGCAGGATATGATATGACCTGGGGAGAACTTACGTGGACTGAGATTGCAACGATCCTGAACGTACTTATAGATAAAAAAAGTTTTACATTTCATCATAAGGATCCGAGAATTCCGGGAAAATGGATTGATGCTTCTTTTTATTGTTCTAACTACAATATGGAGGCACAAACATTGGAAGAGAAGGCTGAGAAGTGGACAGGCTTGGCAATCAATGTAAGGAGGAAAAAGAAATTATGATCAATGTATCTGATCAGCTCCTGAAAGAGTCAAAAGAAAACCAGGATTATTATGTAACAGCAAATGTTACCCTTACAGATGGAACAAAATTATCACTCAAAAAAGAAAACTTCTATCTGGACGGAAATGGAATTGTTGATTCTGCGGATAGTAGTAGTTTCCCAGTGGGAGTGGCTATCGAAAAAACAGCTACATTGTCCCTTGTAAATGATGAGGAACAGTTTTTGGGATACAGTTTTAACAGGGCAGTATTTGCAATTTATATGAATCTGGAATTATCAGATGGGAAAGTGGAGACCTTCAAGCGAGGGTCTTTTATTGTGTGCAAAAAGCCAGCTATTGATGAGGAGATAAACCTTACACTGTTAGATTATATGAGCAAAACTGACAGGAGTTACGAAACAAATCTTACTTTTCCCTGTACTGCGGGTGAGGTCCTGCAGGATTCCTGCCAGACGTGCGGGATTACCCTTGGTGATGCGACTTTTAAAAATTCTGATTTTCGAGTAATGAAAAAACCAACCGGTACCACTCATAGAGCAGTGATTGGTATGGTAGCCGCTCTTGCAGGCGGCAATGCCAGAATTGATGAGAATGACCTCCTGAGAATCGTTACTTATCAGGCGGCACCTAAAGTAGTAAAGCTTGTGGAAGCTCCTTGGATGGATGCTAGTGGAAACAATATCTATGATATTGAGGAAAATGAAATCATTATAACAAAGGAAGATATAACAATCGGCTTAAAGCTCGAGGAAGGTATTGATGATGTGCAGACGGACATCGATATTATCACAGTTACCGGAGTGAAGTACACAGAAGACGAGCGGGATTACATATACGGACAGGAAGGTTACTTGATTGATTTGAAAGAAAATCAGCTACTTTCCGGAAATGCCGAGGACGGTGTGAATTGTATTGGCCGGATTTTAACTGGCTTCCAGATTTTGCCATTTTCTGTAAGTAGCATACCGATTGGATATGCAACCTTTGGAGATGCAGTGCAGTTTGAAGATTATCGAGGAAATATATATCGTTCCTATGCTACTGATATTGAATTTTTATTTGCTGATTCTACCAATTTTTCCTGTAAGGCAAAGAGTGTAGAATCTCAGGGAGCAGAGTACCCGGATGAAAATAAAGTGCTGATAGAGCAGGCAAAAGAAGATACACGTCAGAAAATGACTGCTTATGACATTAAGCTAAAACAGATGAATGAGTTAGCTGCCAATACTTTGGGATTTTATTTCACAATCGAAAATCTAACGGATGGATCCACAATCGTATACCGCCATGATAAACCAACTTTAAAAGAATCAAAGATAATTTATAAAAACGGAATTGATGGCTTTTTCTTATCCGTTGATGGCGGTGAGACATGGAAATCCGGATTCGATTCCAATGGAGATGCCGTACTTAATATTTTATATGCGATCGGTATTCAAGCGGAGTATATCAATACCAGAGGATTAACGGCTAAAGACAACGATGGAAATATTACGTTTCGTATAAATGCAGATACAGGTGAAGTTGAAATAAACGGAAGTAGTGTTTATATCGGAGAAAAAAGAGTAGATAAAATGCTTGAGGACATGAATAATACCATCGCATCTGCCAAGAATATGACCTTACAGCTGAGTAACGACATGCAGACGATCGCATCTGACGCAGACGGAAACATTCCGGTATTTCCAACAGTGGCAACCACAGCGTCAGTTATGTATGGCTCACAGGATGTAACCAATGATTGCAGTTACACGATTACGAAATCCGACAGCGTGACCGGCTCTTGGGATGTCAATACGCACACCTATACAGTCACAGGACTGATAGCTGATAACGGATGGGTGGATATTAAAGCCACTTACCTGCAAACCTTGTCCATCACAAGAAGATTCACGATTGCCAAGCTTAAAGCCGGAAAGAACGGAGTCAATGGACTGGATGGTTTGCAAGGCGAAAAAGGCGAACAAGGAGTTCCCGGAAAAGATGGCAAAGATGGAACAAATGGAGTAGACGGCAAGACATCATATTTCCACATCAAATATAGTTCCGTGGCAAATCCGACATCATCTAGTCAGATGACTGAAACTCCGTCCACGTATATAGGTACTTATGTAGACTATGAACCGAATGACAGCACAGACCCGAAGAAATATACGTGGTCAAAATTCGAGGGGTCTGATGGTAAAGATGGTATTGCTGGAACGAACGGCACAGACGGAAAGACGTATTATCTACATATTGCCTACGCGAACAGTGCTGATGGAAAGACAGGCTTTTCGGTTTCTGATGGAACTAATAAACTGTATATTGGCCAGTATACGGATACCGCCAAGACAGATTCCACTGACCCGACAAAATATACGTGGAGTAAGATTAAGGGCGAGACGGGAGCTGATGGAAAACCGGGAAGAACCTACATCATTGAGCCGTCTTGTAACGTGCTGAAACGTGGAGCAGACAAGAATGTCAGTCCAAATTTTTTGAAATTTAACGCATACTACAGAGACGGTGATTCGGCTACCAGATATGCGTATAAGGGCAGATTCGTGATCGAAGAGACTACTGATGGTAATACATGGAAAACCATTTACACCAGTTCAACGGATGAAGATACGGTGACACATTATCTTTATACGATACTGACCAATAGTTCTAGCGAAACTATTTCAAGCTCCAACGGCTCTACTATCGGTATTCCAAGGGATGTCACGAATGTCCGGTGCAAGCTGTATGCATCCGGTGGAACTACAACATTGATGGATATGCAGAGCGTTGCGGTTGTTATTGATGTAGCAGCGCTCACGCAGGAACAGATTGTTGAAATTCTGTCCAATGATGGCGAATTCAAAGGACTGTACTATCTGAACGGACATCTGTACATCAGTTTTGATGCATTGATGGGTAGCGCAGCAACCTTGGGTGGTACCAAAAACGGGAATGGCTACCTGAAAATCAAAGATGTCGATAACACAGTTAAAGGATTGATTGACCGCTCTGGATACACTGTATTCACGAACTACGAGGAAAATTCGAAGTATATGAAATATACAGGTGTTCAGTTTTCGAACGATGGATTATTTCCTGTCAACGTGGAGAAATTTTTTGACAATACAGTGGATACTGAAATAACTGAGCTAGAATTATGGTCAATTGATTGGAGCGATGGATTAAGCATTGATGCAAGCTATGGCTCTTTTGATGAACTTAATTGCTACGGTGGAAATTTAATACCGGATATGCTGAAAATATCAGATGTATTTACAGTGAAAAAAGCTCTTGCTACAGGTGATTTTTTCTACGCAGAGTTCCAAAAAGAATTATCATGTCGAGGGGGAATTCGAATATACGATTACCCTACAGTTACGACTGGATACAACGCATACATAGATATCAATAGCTATAAGCTCGGAAAATATAGTTCCTCGTCTGAAAGATATAAGATTCTTGGGGGTTCATTATCAGAAGAATTCATCGAGAACTTGTACAACATTGAACCAATAATGGCACGGTATATAGACGGATACCTCGAAGAACATGACGAACGTGTTGGAGTTTACTTTCCGATGTTCCGTGCGGAAGATGTGAATATGTATTTCCATCTGGCTGTAGACCATATAGACGGCAAAGCGGAGAACTGGAACGAACGAATTATGATCCCGGCAATGTTCGCAATGATAAAAGCTCAGAAAAAGAAAATTGACCAACAGGAGAAACTTATTAATAAACTTTGCGAAAAGTTAAATATAGAATGAATTATGAAATGGAGGCACATAA